CATGGAGCAACGCGCCGAGACGAACGCGCCCGTGGGCGAGACGCGACACTTGCGCGAGTCTATCGAGATCAGCGCGAAGCTATCGAAGCGGCAGGGTTCTTTGCACCGGGCCGAGTACGGCTCGAAGGCTATCCGCACTTCCGAGGGCTTCCGCATGGAGCCGCAAACGACAGTGTGGATGTTCATGGGTCCAAGCGGGTCGGCGAAATCGATCGTGCAAGAGTTCGGCTCCATCCATGTTTCGCCGCAGCCTTACATGCGGCCAGCTTGGGAAGGCGGAAAAGAACAAGCGTTAAAAAATATTCGCGATGACTTGTGGGATGAGGTCAAGAGAGCGGCGGAGCGAGTGGCCCGGAAGACGGCGAGGCTCGCGCGAGGCTAACCACAAAGGAGACCTATCATGCCTGCAAGCGGCGCAATGCTTGGCTACGGCTCTTCGTTCGAGATCGCGACGAGCGGCAACTCCCCGAGCGACCTGATCTCACTTGGCGAAATCTACAACATCACGCCGCCGAGCGCGGTGGTCGATCAGATCGACGTCACGCACATGCAGTCGCCGAACCGGCGGCGGGAGTTCATCGCCGGGTTGGTCGACGGCGGTGAGACCTCGTTCGAAATGAACTACATCCCCGGCTCCATCGGCGATACCGAGTTGCACGAAATCCTCGACACGCCGGTTGGGCAAACGCGGAGGCGCACGGCGCGCATTCGATATCCGAACGGCGTCACGCATACCTTCGAGGTCGAACTCCAAAGCTATGAGTCGGCGGTGCCGACCGACGACAAGATGAGCTCGACCGTTACGTTCAAGGTGACCGGCCCGATCACCCGAGGCTTCTCCACCTAATGCGGGTCAGAAAAAAATGAGGACAGCAAAATGAAGTCGTTTGACTATCGGTTCGAAACCGGAGGCAAAACCTACACGCTGCGTTATAGCTTCGGCGCTCGGCGCGCGTTCGAGAAGCAGTTCGGTCGCACCATGCCGAGCCTTGTCGGCGCGCTCTCCGATACGGCTACGCAAAGCGCCGAGGACATGATCCTGATGTTTCGTCTCTTGCTCCTCTCGTGCCATCCCGAAATGTCGGACGACGACATTGCGAACATGATCGAGGAATTGAGCGAAGACGAAGCAATGCGGATCATGAACGCCGCGTTGCTGCAGCAAGGTGGAGGGGAGGCGGGAAACCCTCCGACGCGGGGTCCGACGACCTAGAGTATTGGGCGATCTGGATCGAATACGAACTTGATCCGGACGCCTTCTGGGACAAGACCCCGCGCGAGATCGACTTGATACTTGCCGCCCGGCAGAACGTACTGATTCGGCGGCACAATGAACTGGCGTGGCTCGCTTGGCACACCGCCAGCCTTATGCGCGAGAAGCGAATGACGCGGCTCGACAAAATGCAAGTCAAGCGCAAGGTCGTGCGCAAGCCGAAGCCGAAGCCGCGCCAAAGCTGGGAGGAGCAGTTCGCGATCATGGAAGCGATGTCGCAAAGGCAGCAACGGAAATAGCACATGGCTGGCTCCTCCATTGTCGGCGCACTGCGCGTCATCTTCGGAGCGGACACCGCCTCCTATGAGGACGGACTCAAGAAGGCGAGCAAGCAAACCGAAGGCTTCGCCGCTGGCGTCAAGAAAATATTCACCGGCATTGCGCTTGAGCGCGCGGTCGAGAAGTCGGTCGAGGCGACGATCCATGCTTTCAAAGAAGCATTGAAGTCGGCCGACGATCTCGGCAAGGCGGCGCAAGCTATCGGCATGCCGGTCGAGGAATTCTCCGGCATGGCCTACGCCGCCAAGCTGGCGGACGTGGAGATCGCGCAACTAGAGAAAGGCATCGTCAAGCTGTCCCGCTCGCTGGTCGATGCGGGCTCCAAGCCGACAGGCGAAGCGGCGGAGGCATTCAAGAACCTCGGCATCAATGTGCGCGACGCCGAGGGCAAACTCATTACCGGCCGGGAGGCATTGCTCCGAATCTCCGACCGCTTCCTTGCGGCCGAGGACGGCGCGGCCAAGACCGCAATTGCCTACGAACTCTTCGGCAAGAATGCCGCCGCGATGATCCCATTTCTCAATATGGGGCGCGGCGGAATCGAGAAGCTCGAAGAGGAGGCGCAGAAGCTAGGGCTTACGCTTTCCAAGGGCACATCGGACGCGGCGCAAGAATTCAACGACAACATGAAGCGGATGAGCAAGGCGACCGAAGGGATCGTCTTGCAAATGACCGTGGGGATGTTGCCCGCGCTGAATCTTCTCTCCGAGGAATTCGTCAAGTCGAGTAAGAGCGGCAAGTCGTTCGAGACGGTGGGCACCGCTATCGGCTTTGTGCTGCGCGGCGTCGGCACAATTGTGACGCTGACGGCGTCGCAATTCAAATTCCTCACGCTCGAATTGTTCGCGCTGGTCGAGGTCGCTGGCAAATTGAAGTCGGGAGACTTCAGCGGCGCCGGGGCGGCGGTGCTCAAGTTCAAGGACGATATGGTCGCGCTGGCGCGCGAGACTGGGCAAACCGTCGCGTTGTTCACTGGGCTCTCGGCGGGCGCGGCCGGGGCGGCGATCCATCTTGAAAAGCTGACGTTGCAAACGGTGCGCGCTGCGGTCGGCATGGCCGAGTTGAGCAAGCCGGTAGATACCAAGGCGCTAGAGAGCTACATCAAGAGCGTCGAGAAAAATATCGTCGCGATGCAAGCCGAGACGCGGACCTTCTTCGACAACACCGCAGTGAAGGAGAAGGCCAAGGTCGTAGAGCAAGGCTTGCAGGCGGCGCACGCGGCCAGCATTCCGATAACCGAGACCTATCGCGCCAAGCTCGAGGAGTTGGGCACCACCGCTGGCGGGCTCGCGCTCAAGCTTGAAGGCTTGCGGCTCTTGCAAGAGAACCGTGACCCGATGGTGCGCTATCAAGATGAGCTATTGCGAACCAGCGAGGCCATGAAGGCGGCGGGCGCTAGCTCCGAGGCGACGGCGCTGGCGCTCTCCAAGGTGGAGCAGAAGTTTGAAATGACCACCGAGCAAATGGCGGCGAGCGTCGCGGGCACGCTCAAGACGATCACCGGCGCCTTCGCCAAGGAAGGCGGGACGCTATTCAAAATCTCGCAAGGCTTCGCCATTGCCGAGGCGCTCATCAATGCCTACCGGGCGGCCTCGCTGGCCTTCTCGACATTGCCGCCTCCGGCGAGCTATGTCGCCGCCGCCGCCGCGCTGGCGAAGGGCCTAGCGTTCGTGGCGAGCATCAAGGGCGTGCTGCCTAGCTTTGCGCTCGGCGGCGCCTTCGAGGTGCCCGGCGGGTCGAGCGGGACCGACAACCGGCTGGTGCCGCTTAATCTCGCGAGCGGCGAGCGGGTCGAGATCACGCCAGCGGCCGAGGTGATGGGGGCGCGCACGGGCGGCGGCGAGGCGAGCCGCAGCACGCCGAACGAAATTGTGATCAGGGGGCGGAGTATCTCGGAGCTATTCACGCTCGACGACTTGCGCAATTTGACCGAGGCGCTCAATGCGGCGAATCGGGATGGCTATCGACTCAAATTCGCGGTGTGATCGGCCATGCTGATAACCTCCTCCTCGCAACGCAACCCGTTGATCGGCTGGCACAACGTGGTGACGCCGACCAATATTTCCGCCGATAGTTCGGCCGCCGGATATCCGGCAAGCAACATGGCGAACCCGGCGGTCAATTTGCTGTGGCGCTCGGCCGTCGCGACGCAACAACGAGTCATTGTGGTGCCGCCGCAAACGCAAGTGAGCTACCTCGCGTTCGCGGCACATAATCTCGCGACCGTACAAAGCGGCATTCAAGCGACCGCCTATCAGGCGCCGCCGCCGAGCACGCGCATGATGCTGCATTTTAATGGCATTACCGGCACCACCGTTTTCACCGACGAGGTCGGCAATGTCTGGACCGCGAACGGCAACGCGCAACTTAACAATTCACTTCAACGCTTCGGCGTCTCGGCTGGCCTATTCGACGGCGCGGGCGACTGGATCAGCACGCCCGACAGCGGCAACTTCACGCTCGGCGCGGGCGACTGGACATTGGAGTTCTGGTTTTATCTGACCGACCTCGGCGGCGCGTCGCGATATTTCTGCGGGCAGATCAACAGCACCGGGACATCCTCGACGGCTTCGCTCTATGTGGAGCGCAACGCAGCAAACCAAATTGCCGCGACGGCGATGGTCGGCAGCACGGGCTCAACCGCGGTCACGGCGGCGACCTATCATGCCTCCTCAAACGTTGGGTGGCACCACCTTGCATTCGTTCGGCAAGGCTCGACGGTCAAGCTTTTCATCGACGGCGTGCAAGATGGCAGCGCCGCGATCACTGGCTCGGTGAACGATAGTGCTAACCAATGGGCGATAGGGCGGCCGGGCGAGATCAACAACTTCTTTATGCAAGGAGTGATGGATGAGTTTCGTCTAACAGTGGGGCAAGCGCTCTACACCGCAAACTTTGCGAGGCCGACCGCGCCGTTTGAAATGTCCGTCGCGGATGTTTTCCCGGTTCGCAATGAGGCCGAGGAGATTCTCCTCTGGATGGACAACACATGGGGGCCGACCAACTTCAAGGACGAGGGGCGCTATGAACGCCTTTGGTCGACGCAAGGCAATGCGGTGATTCAAAACAATGTCGGCGGCGTTCCGGCGGGATACTTCGATGGCGTTGGGGATTACATCACGGCGGCGGCATTCCTCGCGCTCGGCACCGCGCCGTTCACATTCGACACTTGGTTCTATCTCGACCCAACGGACGTGGGTGGAGTCTATCGGGAGCTAGCCGGGCAATGCGATGCGTCGGTGACGCCGACCAGCGTTTCGTTCCTGATCGAGCGCAACGCGGCGGGCTTCATGCGCGGCGTGGTCTATGTCGGCTCAACCGAGTTCGCCGTCTCAAGCCCGACGCCATACAACGGGCAGCAAACTCCCGGCTGGCATCACCTTGCGTTCTCGCGCTCGGGCAACACGCTCTTGCTTTTCATCGACGGGGTGCTTGTTGCGACCGCGCCTGTCTCGGGCTCGGTCAATGCGAGCGTCAATAATATTTCGGTCGGCCGCGCCGGTGAGTTCGCGAGCGGAGAATGGAAAGGCTGGATCGACAACTTCCGTTTCATTCGTGACACGGTTCGCTGGACCGGCAACTTCACGCCACCTTCGCGCACGGCCATGTCGCGGGTGCCGAGCACCAATGGTCCGATCATCATGCAATTTGCGCCCGCCGTTTATTCGCGCGTTACCTTGCAGCTCCTCCCCGGCTCGGCCGCGCCGGAGATCGGCGTCATGTACGCGGGCCTCGCGCTTGAGCTAGAGCGAAGCCTCGACGTCAACGTCGGGCACGTTGTCATTGACCATGGCAGGCAGTCGCGCGTTGCCATCGGCAAGGCGGAGAGCGGCAAGCATATCGGTCGCATTGTGCTCGGCGAATGGCGCGAGAGCGTTGCCGACTTCAAATGGTTCACGCCCGCATGGTATCGCGCGAACTTCGACCCGTTCCTTGCAGCGGCAATGGAAAACCCATTTTTCTTTGCATGGAACC